TTGATTGGTTGGCTATCGGGCCTAAAAGTAGGCGCACACAAAGAAGAGGAGCCTCCAAATGGCACTTGATCCAGTATCCGCACTGCTTGACATCGGCGGCAAAGTCTTTGATAGGGTATTCCCTGATCCTGCGCAAGCAGCTAGTGCCAAGCTAGAGTTAATGAAACTCCAACAGTCTGGTGAGTTAACCCAGATTGCGGGGCAGATGGACATTAACAAGATTGAGGCTGCAAGCTCCAGTATTTTTGTCTCTGGCTGGCGTCCGGCTATTGGGTGGATATGCGGCGCTGGGTTTGCTGTGCAGTTCGTCATTGGCCCACTGGCTGAGTGGGGTTCTGCGCTGGCAGGTCACCCGGTCAAGTTTCCCACTATGGACACCGGAACCATGATGCCGCTACTGCTGGGTATGCTGGGCTTGGGCGGTATGCGCACTGCTGAGAAGATGCAAGGCGTGGCAGCAAAATGAACTTGACCAAGAACTTCACTTTGGAAGAGTTAACCGTAACCGATCACCGGGAGTTTAAGAATGAGCCTAACCCTACTGAAACAGAAAATCTCAAGCGGATTGCAAGCCTGCTGGAGCAAGTTAAAGGAGTTTTGGGAGGCGTACCGATCATGGTCAACAGCGCATTTCGGAGCAAACAAGTAAATGACGCAGTGGGCTCTAAAGACACTAGCCAGCATCGGGTCGGCTGTGCTGCTGACATTCGTGTACCCGGCATGGCCCCCGACGCTGTAGTCAAGGCCGTGATGGCGGCAAAACTGCCTTTTGACCAACTAATCCGCGAGTTTGACCGCTGGACGCATATATCGGTGCCCAACGACCCCAAAGGCAAGCCTCGCGGCCAAGTGCTGATTATCGACAAACAAGGCACCCGCCCTTACAATCAAGGGTAACAAGGACTGAAAATGACGACGCCATCCTACGTTCTAACCTACGACAGCCTCACAAGTACGGTTCTCCAGTACCTTGAGCGTAGCGATCCCGCCGTCGTCGCATTTATCCCGGTGGCCATCACCTTAGCCGAGTTTGAGATCGCCCAAGACATCAAGACGCTTGGCCAGATGGAGGTGGTGGACGCCACCATGAACATCAGCAACCCGGTGCTGGCCAAGCCTGCGCGCTGGCGCAAGACGGTCTCCATGACCATGGTGGACGCCACGGGGGTCAAGACGCCCATGTACCTGCGCAAGCTGGAGTACCTGTCGAGCTACTGGCCCAACGTCACCGCTACCGGCACGCCGCTGTACTACGCCGACTACGACTACGACCACTGGTTCATAGCGCCCACGCCCAGCGCCGCTTTCTCGTTCGAGGCGCTGTGCTACACCCGTTTAGAGCCGTTGTCCTCCGTTAACCAGACCAACTGGCTCACCCAGAATGCGCCCAACGCGATGCTCTACGGCACGCTAAAGCAGACCGCGCCCTTTGTGAAGGACGACCCCCGCTTGGCTATCTGGTCGGGGCTATTTGACAGCGCCATGGCCGCGCTCAAGGCCGAAGACCAGCTCCGCATCGGCGACCGCCAAGCAATTGCTCAGGACTCATAACCATGACAACATACACGAATCCGTTTACTGGCCAGACTGTCAGTCCATCGTCGGTTAGCTACGAGGCCATCACACTATCAAGCGATACGGTACTTGAGTGGCCGATAAACGGCAACATCAACACCCCAGCCAGCAACATCATTGACGTAACGGCCACGGCGCCGGGCTATAAGTTAGCGCTGCCGCCTGCGCCGCAGGTATCGACCGGCCAGACCGTCATTATTCGCAACATTGGCATTACGGCCAACACCTTCACGGTAACGGACTACACGGGCGCCACCATCATACTGGTGTCCTCTGGCGTAGCCCAGTACATCTTCTTGACCAACAACAGCACGCTAGGCGGCACGTGGTCTTCCGTGGTGCTGGGCGCCGGCACATCGTCCGCCAACGCCGCAGCGCTTGCCGGGTACGGCCTGACCCCCATCGGGCTTACACTGAACCAAGCCTACGTCACCAATACCTACTACAGCAGCGTTACGTTGCCGTCCACGGTGCGCTCGCAGCTCGTTATCTGGGGCAGCGGCGTGGGCACGTTCACGCTACCCTCCGCATCATCGGTGGGCGCAAATTGGTTCTGCATGATCCGCAACGGCGGCACGGGCATCCTGACGTTAACCCCTAACGGCACGAACACCATCGACGGCAACGCCAACCAGCAGCTCCAGCTAACCGAGTCGCTGGTGCTGGTGTCAGACGGCTCTAACTGGAACACCTTTGGCTACGGCAGGTCCAACACCTTCGCCTACACCCAGCTATCGCTGTCGGTGACCGGCGGGACCACGACGCTCACCTCCACGCAAGCTGCCAACACGATCCAGTATTACTCCGGCGCATTGACCAGCAACCAAATTCTGATCGTGCCATCCACGGTCCAGTTCTACATCATCACCAACAACACCACGGGCGCGTACACCTTCACGGTGAAGACCGCGGTGGGCGGCGGCGCGACGGTAACTATCCCACAAAACACGTCGATAGCCTTGGTGTGCGATGGGACCAACGTCTACAACGCCGCTTCGGGCTCGTCAAGCTCAATCACCACGCTGACGGTGGGCAACGGCTCTTTAAGCGTTCCGTCTATCAAGTTCACCGGTGACCTGAACTCGGGCATTTACCTGCCCAGCACCGGGCAGGTTGGCTTTGTTATCGCAAACGCCTCGGCGGGGTACTACGACTCCACGGGCTTTACCATAGTCGGCAAGGTGGCGGCTAGTGGCGCGGTGTCCGGGACCACCGGCACGTTTACTACCGGAATCTCCGGGGGCGCGTTTTGACTAAAAAAGTCATCTCAATGGAGGTCCCCCCGGGAATACAGCGCGACGGCACGGTGTTCGATGCGCCGTGTTTTGTCGATGGCCGCTGGGTGCGCTTCCAACGTGGCAGGCCCCGCAAGATAGGCGGCTACGACGCCATCTTTCTGAACGCAACCGGCATATCACGCGGCATGGCCATGACCGCCGTGAACGGCTTTAACTACGTGGTATCTGGGTACAGTGGTGGCCTTGAGCAGTGGATCACTGGGACCAGCGGCGGGCTGGGTTCGGGCCCCTATGCCTACTCCTTGTCCAACTTCACGGCCAACGCCAACAATTTGTGGCAGTTTGACATCGCGTATGACTCCACCGGCAACAACACCAACAACTTGGTGGCGCACCCGGGGCAGAACCTCAGCTTCATCACCTCCACGGTCGAGACGCCCGTGCTGTACGGCGAGTTCCCCGGCAGCTACTCATCGCTCACGATGTCCAAGGTGGGCGTGTTCACGGCTGCGGGCTCAACCAATAGCACCACTACCTTTACCCTTGCGGCCAACAACGTGCGCGTGGCCGCGGGCCAGAGCATCAGCGGCACGGGCATCCCGTCAGGCACTACGGTGACCTTGGTGGTGGGCACCGCTGTCACGATGTCCGCCGCAGCGACCGCCACGGGCAGCATCACGGCGACCTTTGACAACAACATCGCCGTATCGGGCGGCTGCGTGGTGATCCACCCGTACCTGTTCGTGTACGGCAGCAACGGCCTGATCCGCAACTCCAGCGCCGGCGACTTTGCCAACTGGGTCAGCCCGGACGCCAACGCGACCAACGTGGCCACCGGCAAGATCGTCAGGGGGCTACCTATCCGTGGTGGCTCCACGTCGCCCTCTGGCCTGTTCTGGGCCGTTGACGCCCTAATCCGTGTGAGCTTCCAGCCATCGTCCTCGGGCGGCGTGAATTACTACTGGGCCTACGACCTCGTGAGCAGCCAGACCTCTATCATGTCCTCCAGCTCGGTCATCGAGTACGATGGCATCTTCTACTGGGCTGGTGTGGACCGCTTTTTGTCGTACAACGGCGTGGTGCAAGAAATCCCCAACGGCAACAACCAAAACTACTTCTTTGACAACGTGAACATGACCCAGCGCCAGAAGGTCTGGGCGACCAAGGTCCCGCGTTATGGTGAAATCTGGTGGTTCTACCCCAAGGGCGACGCCACCGAATGCACCGACGCGATCATCTACAACGTGCGCGATAAGACGTGGTACGACGCCGGGGAGGCTATCGGCGCGCGCCGCTCTGCTGGCGTGTTCTCCGAGGTGTTTTTCAAGCCCATTTGGGCGGGCAACGAGGCCAACACCGCGGGCAAGTACACGCTGTGGCAGCACGAGACCGGCGTGGACAGCATCTACCTGACCAACGTGGACGCCGTGCAGAGCTACTTTGAGACCTACAGCATCGGCACGCTGGGCGGGCTGGTGGGCTCGGTGCAGCAGCCCGGCGACAACCTATGGACGCGCCTAGAGCGCATTGAACCTGATTTTGTGCAAGAGGGCGACATGACCGTGGTGGTGACCGGCCAAGGCTACGCCGACGACACCGTGGTGGACTCGGACCCCTACGTCTTCTCGCCCGGCACGCTCAAGATTGACATGCGC